GCTTTGTGGATGCAGGACAAATGGGCCAATCTGATAGATCCCCCTGAATGGTTAAGTCTTGGAATCTTCTCTGGAGTGGTTAAGGATGATAGTGACAATTATCAAAAATGGAGAATGCTGAAAGAAGTGAGTCGTAACTTAGTGATCTCTCAAGCAACCAGCAGTCTGCTTTCCATAGAAGAAAGCAATAAAATCCTACATGATAACCAGGATTGGCTATTTGGAGCACAAGTCCATCAAGGAGCTGACGAGCAACTGAGACGACTACTGGCTGACCATACTGATCAACTATCAGCCATGACTCAACGTATAGACATGTCTCAGAAAGAGAGTCACAGGGATATAAACCTTCTTGTCTCCAAGATAGAAGCGTTGGCAAAAACGCTGGAAGGAGTGGCCAATGTCTTCCACCAAAACACAAACTCTCTCATAGCAGCTGGGATATCTTCCAGACCAGACAAAACAGGATCCATCGTTCTAGGGACGCAATCCACTGGGTCCGTTAGTGGCTCTTCAACCACTCCTAGGATGACCCACTCTAGATCCATCTCGGCGTCTCAACCGAAGCTCCGTCTCAGCTGTATGGGAGAAATTAGTTCAGTGCCGAAACCTTGAGGAAGTGAGCCAGAAGACGATTCCCCCTTCAAGATCACTGACATGAGAACCCGTTTTGACCCTGCTCTCAGACAGAAAAAAAACTGACACAATGAGACAAAATCAAACTGGAACCACAGTACACGACAGAGTCTCGCTATATATGCCTCTGTTTTTGTTTGTGAGGCAAACATGAGATTGGCACACACCGTTCAGGGGGCATTGATGATCTTGTCCTCGATGATGGACTGGTCCTTATCAAACAAAGCGTTCGCAATCGGCCGTGATGGTCCTTTTGTAGAAGAAAGCACTGTCCCCTCCAATGAACCACTTCCATTGGAGCCTCAGGGGACGTTCAACAAGGGTGAGATACTCAACTTAAGCTATGTTTTCCTGGTTGCACTTATCTTAAGCGTATCTTGGTTGCTGGCAAGCAGGAAGTTTCCCAGTGAAGTGACCCGACTTTCAATTTCAGAGCCAGCAATCTCGAGGTCGACCACCTTCGGTAGCTCTCCATCCAACAACAATGACGAGAAGCACATTCGCAAGCTGGTCGGGCTATTGGCTGAGAGGAAATTAAGAGATATATGGGACAGTGATGGCGAGGTTTCTTGAGTCCTATATTCACTCTAGACACATAAAGAAAACTTCGGGTCAAAATCCAACTTCACTTTCAGATCAAGATGTCCCTGAATGAGTCGAAAACCGCTAGGGGTTTCTTTCCCAGGCATCTGGATTCCCCTCTCCTGTGGGATAAATTGGAATTTCTCATTGAGCACCCTCATTTCATTCGATCAACCTACCCCCAATTAGACCCCTCCTGGGTTCGTGATTTTCGTTCCGGATTCGACGGTACCACCAATGTGCTTTCTTGGTTGGAGGACAAAATCAGAAGCTGTGGAACCCATCGAGTCATCGATTTACATGGGTGTTACACTCACATCATCAAGGCTGCCTGTCGGTCCATTGAGATTCAAGCACTTGCTCTTTTCGACGGGGATCCCCCTATTGACTCTTACAGGCTGGACAAGACTCAAAGTGGATTACTATCAAGCAGCCTTTTAAAGCAGTACTTCTCTGACAAGGCCAGAGTGATCGAATTTCATGAGAGAATGTCTGATATAGGAGATTATCGAGGTCAGATGGTTCAACATCCGAGTCACACGGAGATTTCCTTCTACAAGGATTTGATTGTTCTTCCGACCTTCCCCATGTCTCCTCTAGTAATTACTTATGAGCTGTTGCTCTGTGCTCTAGATAAAGTGGAGAGCAAGTTTTCCATAATGCTGTATGGTCTTCTGATTGATAAGGCCGATATCCACAGTGTAGTCCCTTTTTCCCATCTGACCATGGAGCTCCACGTCCTTCTGGACAAAGTCTACAAAGTGCTCGGGAATAAGGCCATAAAAGTATTCAAGAGTCTAGAGCCATTAGCCGTCGGGTTTGTACTATCTCTTCAAGACCCACAGTATAACATGACTACTTTCTTAGATCAGACAATGGAGGATCTGAAAGAGGATGACTTTACAGTGTACCAACAATGCCAATTGTATGTCAACTTCTTGCAAGGTGTTTATAACAAGTACGGAGATCAGTCGATTCCGTTCATTTTCGAAAGTTATGGCCAGGAAAAAATGCACTTCTATCCCATCGTCCGAACAGAAGACGGGGTGGTGAAGATGTACAGATACGGAACTTCTCACAGAAATGGAACAATCAGAGCTGGTGATGAACTGGATGGAGAATTTAAGAAACAATACATCCAGTCATATTATGCGAGGGAAGGTCAGTTGCCCCCTCTGGAGTCCTTTGAGTGCTATCACCCAGACCTAAAGCATTTGATCGATCACGGTAACCCTGGATCTATCAAGGAGTGTAATAAAATAGCTAGCATAGAGTGGTCCCGTCTTTGTTTTAAACCTCATAAGAGCTTCAACTATTACACTGATGTACTTGATCTTCTGGATGACAAAGCTATTTCCCCTCACCTTAGTAACCTGTATAGCTTGTACAACAGGGATGCCTTACAGGTCATTCAGAAGCGCAAGCCAAAGAAAGTTACCAATACACGGTTAATTGTCGAGATGTTGTCCAGAGAGGTAGTGGATGTGAAAAGTTATTTTGAGACAGTGCAGTCTGGCGGGGGTATACCATCTGAGTGGTCACCCATTCAACTGATGGCCAAAGAAAGAGAGTTGAAGCTGGATCCTCGAGTCTTTTCAATCCTTACATTCGAGTCTAGACTAATGGCATCGGTCCTTGAGCGCAACATTGTCTCTGCAATTTTCCCCTACTTTCCGCAACAATCGATGACCATGTCTGGATCAGAGGTGAGGTATCGGATAAACTCGATGGTTGATTTGCCCCCCCATCCTGGAAAGAGATGGGTGACCATTGTCTTAGATATGGAGCAATGGAATTACACCTTTAGGACTGTCCCTCAAGTTGCGCTTCTGAACACATTAAACTCTATATTTGGGGTAGTTCATTACAAGTACGCTATGTCAACCTTCACAGACGCATTATTGGTAACGGCCAACCGATATCAACCCCCGGGATTTCCCAACCATTTCACTCATTGGAATAGCCATCTGGGTGGCAATCAAGGAATTCTTCAAAAACTGTGGTCACTCATTACCATTCTCGCCATCACTCGGGTTCTCAACCAGACTGGATTCGAATACATTCTTACTGGAGCCGGAGATAATCAGATAATATCCATCTGCCTGCCGGACACCCCCGAGTTTAGGATGGAAGTTCAACGGATTCTGGCCAACCTAGTGACATCCTTTGACAGTCTAGGACTCACTATAAAGCCCACGGAGTCATGGTTCTCCTCTGTTATTTTGGCCTACCAGCGGAAATACTACTACATGGGAGCTCCTTGCCCTAACGGCCTTAAGCAAGCCACTAGAGCTTTCTCAGGAGGGTCTGATCTGATGATAGGGATAAACTCGTCAATCAGCACTGCTATGAACAGTGGGGTCACTATCAATGAGACAGTGAAGAGCCCGACAGTTGGGATACTGTTCTCCTATATAGAAGCACTATCCTCCACTGTTCTATCCAACTCCTGGGGACCATTGCTACTTTCCTCTGAGAGAACCATGATGGGCCTCACATGGGTCGGACCGGAGTTTGGCTACTTGCCATTCCTGCAATTGCCGAGCTTCTTATACGCAGGGCAAAAAGATCCCCTAACCCATTCACTCGCATTGATCAGGAAGATATGGATCATACAACCGGATCTTAGAAACATGATTGCAGGCTTGATGTCTTTCCAGCCCGGTAGGGTGAATGAGGGGACTGTCTTGAGCTTAGTTGAGAACCCCCACAATTTGAATATTTCCCGACCTGCTGCGGCAGAGTCCATAATAAAAAAGGAAGTGTCGGACTATTTACAGCATGGGTCCTTCATAAAGAACAATCAAATTCGAGAGCTGTTTCCTTTATTAAACAAGCAGGATCAGGAGGCAGGTGCTTCAGCTCTACTCAAAATCCGCCCCATCAACCTGACTCTCTGCCACGCTCTGTACGAGTATTCATTCCTTGGTCAAGTAGCCAAGACTCTCAATCGCTTTAACAAGGTTGCATCCCTGGTAAAGATAGTTCAGGGGAACAACTCATCAGGTAGCCTGGGAGACTTTTCCCGCAAGATACTGGAGATAGACAGGGTGATGCTGAAAAAGGTGACCATGAGATTAACCCCTACTTTAGCAGTGGAGAGTGAATGGTGGAGGCAATTAATGAAGAATTGCCAGATGGAATACTCTGGCTTTTGCGAATCTCATGGGTTACTCAAAGATTGCTCCTTTTCGTCGAGATTGTTCCTGGTGAGCTACACCTACCATCTACTGCCTTTATTACTTCAGGGCCCTTTCTCGCCTGCACCATGTGAACAGCTAATATTTCACCCCAACGTGGATCATTCTCATTTGTCCACTAGCATACTAATTATTCCAGATGAGAATATTCCCATCTCGTTATCTGCATGTGAGGAAGCCAGGGGGCCTTGCACCCTGTACATTGGAAGCAAAACCAGGGACCCTGTTAAGACTTTGAGACTGAGCAATTTTGAGGGAGTTGAGGCAGGTGTGTCAATTCAGATGTACCTCAAGATCCAGGCATGGTTGAAAGCCCACGGGTGTGACCCATTGATTCTATCATTCATTGATTCACAGATTTACTCAAAGTGTCCAATTGCCGGGATCCTGGATGTGCTGACTACATCAGGCACCGCTGGGGGAACAATGCAACATCGGTTTGATTCGCCAGGCTCAGTGAGGGGATCCTATCTAAACAACATATCCGTTATATCCACATGGTACCAGATATCATCCAACACAGCCATTGATCTGAGTCGCGGCACTGATGACTATTTCATATTTTATCAAGAGCTATTCCAGCACATCTTTGCTCGGCTTAGGTTCACCACTCCGATACAATCC